GCAATCATGAAAGATAAAGATAGAATAGCTGATATAAAAAAATTAGCTCTTGAGAAAAAAGATGAAACAGACGCAAACAACTATCTTGTAGATGGAGATATGCAACAAGCTTTAGGGCTTTAATAGCCTTGCCCTCTTACACTAGAGGTTAGCAGTTATATGTTAGGAGAGTCTTACCCGATTGTCGCCTAACACTAATAACTGTTATCCTCTGAGGTAAGCAGATACTAAATGCCATATGTGGCAAATAACAAAACAAGGAAAATACTATGGGTGTATTTAATGGATTGTCTGCTGAGGATTTTGTATCTGACAAAGACACTAAAATATCGTATTCAAAACAAGTAACTAGACAAGTTACTCTAAAGTCAAAGGTTAAGCCTTTTATAGCTTCAAGTGAGAATGATACTACAAGTATCATCAAGGCTGTTAAGAAAAACTTAGAGATGGGTACTCATATAAGTGTATCTTTAGAAGATGCACTTATCTCAAGTGGTGCTACTGGAAATGTTACTCTTGACGCTTCAAGCGAAGAGTTGAGAAGTATCAAACAACTTGTTGTTGTAGATAGATTTCAACATACTGTTCCATCTAGTGGAAGTGTAGTTACACAAAGAAGTGCTGATAAGTTTAAGGCTAGAGCTAAAAGTTCTCTTTCTAACTGGGGTACCATGAAGTTTGATAAAATATTCTTCTCTGCTATGAGTGCTGATTGTACAAATATTGTGGCTTGTGGTCATCATGCAGATTTAACAACTGCAAATATCACTACTGCTGATGTTCTTACTACTGCTGATGTTGAAGAAGCTAAACGAAGAGCATTACTTGGTATTACTGCTGATGGTAAAGAGTGTCCACCACTTATGCCTATTCATACATCTACAAATGAGAACCTTGGGTTTTATGATGATGTTGAATACTTTGTGATGTTTGTAGGGACTAACTCTGCTAGAAATATCAAAACAGACCCTAACTGGGCTGAGGCTAGAAGAGACGCATTAGAGCGTGGAAAAACTAACCCTATCTTTACTGGTGCATTAGGTTTCTGGGATGGTGTTCTTCTGCTAGATGTTAAAACTGATACTGCTAGACAATCAGGTGTATTAACTTCTAGTTCTAAGTTCAATGGGTTTGGTAATGTTAAGTCTAGTGATTTAGGTATCTATAAAGGTGCTTCAAATCAAGAAACTGAGATTAACTTACTTGTTGGTGCTGGTGCTTGTCACATAGTTGTTGATGAGGGTATTGCTTATTATGATTATCCAGATAAAGATGATGTTCGTAGAATGAATGCGTCTATAGATAGAGTCTATGGTATGGCTAAGACTAAGTATCTAGCAAGTGCAAATGATGGTGTGCTAAAAGATAGCATTTTTGATGGTAAAGACTACGGCGTTATAGCTGTTGTTGCCTCTACTGGTAAATAGGAGTAGATTATGGCTGTTGAAGTAAAAAGAGCAAATAGAGAGATTCGTGGAACTGGTGCTATCACATTTGATGTGAGTGGTGCTGATGTTGGTAAGACTTACGATTTTGGTGCAGTGGCTGAGGGTTTTCGTATAACAAATGTAAATGTTACAGTTGATGAAGCTTTTGCAAATACTGATAATAAAATCTCAGTTGGACTAGAGTCTGACTTGGTTAAGTTTGTACCTCAAACATTAGTAAATGCAGTTGGTGGTATAGCTGGTGGTAACGCTCACTATAAAGCTCCAGCAACTACACCACTTATCATTGATATAGTTGGATCTGCTAGTGCAACTGGTAAGGCTACTGTTACAGTTGAGTATCTTAAACTTGCTAATGTAAGACAGGAGTACTAGATGCCAAAGTTATATTTTGCACCATCTCATGCTGTAAGATATATAGGTAAAGAGCCTAAAGAGTTTGCTTACTCTTTAGCTCGACCTAAGCCTATGCTTGAGAATGGAGATATTGTTGTAGTGGACAAGAGAACTGCACATACTCTAACTCGTAAAGGTTTTGGAGAGTTTGAAGAGGTTGACAATATTGCACTTGCTGATGCAAAAACAAGTGCTAAAAAAACGACAAAAAAAGCCTCCTTAGTAAAGCAAAAGATTTAGTGAGCTAAGTTATGAGTATAAGAGTAAGTGACTTCATCCTACAAGTTCGTTCTGATTTACAAGAGAAGAGTGAGCACTGGAGTGATGAGGATCTACTCATAAAGCTCAAACGCTCTTATGTTGCTTTCCAAGAGGATTTACCTTTTTTTATAACTGATGTTACATTAGGCATACAAAAGGGTAAGCGTGAGTATTTTTTAAGTTTTTTACCGCTTAAGGATGTACTCCTAGATATAGATGGAATTATCTATGAGTATGTTGGAGATGAGTTTTTATATGTAAATGGTTCTAATAGATCATACAGTTTCATAAATGATGTGCTTGTTTTAAAAGATGAGCCAACGACAGATACTCAAGCTAGACTTGTTTACAAAAGTAAAAGAGAGATAGAGACTGAAAAATGTTTTATAGAACAACCTACAAAGTTTCATAAGGCTCTTAGATATCTGTTTTTAATGGAGATACATGATAAGCCAACTCGTAATACTAAAGAGAGAAACCTAAGTGCATACTATGAGAAAAAATATCTAAGCGAACTATATAAGCTAAAAATACAAAATAGAGTAAGACGAAGAAATATAACATCAAAATATCAAAGGGTTTAATATGTTTGACGACTGGACAAGTAAAGATACAGCAACAGCTTTAGATGTAGTGGGAAATTTGGCTAATGCTTGGGGAGATTACGAGGTAGGTACAGAAAGAAATAAGATAGCAAGAAAAGCACTTCAGTACCAAGAAGACCAAAACACTAGGGCTAATAATAGACTGGCTACTGCTCAAACTAACTTAGATGATGCATTTACTGACTTTGCTACAAAAAAGAAAAAGAAAAAAGACCCTCTATTTAGTGATACTACTGATGATGTAGTAGCGTAGAGGACTGTTTTTATGTTTGAAGATACTCTAAAACTCCAAGAGTGGCTAAGAGAGTCTGCTCTTCACTTTGGTAAAACAAAAAACTTTAGTAAAAAAGTAAGAGAGTATTACAATGGAGACCAACTAGATGAGAGTATAAAGCTCATCCTTGCAAATCGTGGGCAACCAGAACAATATGAAAACAACATAGCTAAACATAACAATGCAATACTTGGTTTTAAAAAAGATAGAGAGATAGATATAAGACTCTTTGGAAACCAGCAACAAGATAAAGCTAGTGCAAATATGCTAAATGCACTTCTAAAGACCATCACAAGTGTAAGTGACTATGAAGATGAGATCGACTTACTTGATGATGAGCTGAGCATAGAGGGTGTAGCTATAGCTGAACTAACCATTGGTGCTACTGGGGAGTATGATAGTTTTGAGAGAGAGCATAAAGATGTGGAACTAAATGCAGTTCCATCATCTGAGATATTTTTAGATCCTTTCTCTAAAAGTAAGACTTATACCAAAGATGCACGATACATCACTAGATGTTTTTGGATGGATGAAGATGATTTAGAATCTCTTGGGTTTGATGAAGATAAAATCAAGGAGTTGTCAAATTATAATTATCTTGGAGATATTGTAGCTGATGATTTGCATGCAGACTTAACCATAAGAAAAAGAGTACTGCTCTCATATACTTGGTATAGAAAATGGGACAAGCAAGCAAAAGAGGACAAATACTACTATGTGTTTTGGAGTGAAAATACAATACTTCTACAAGATGAGTCCCCTTTTAACTTTAAAGGTTATCCTTATGAGGTGGAGTTTTTACATAGAGATTTCACGGGGGAAATTAAGTACTGGGGATTATACAGAGATATAATGCCCATACAAGACCACATTAACTATGCTAAGTTAAGACTTCAAAATATGTTAGCCAACAACAAAACCTTAGTGCAAAAAAATGCACTAATAGATGAAGATATAGAAGCATTTAATGAAGAGTGGAGTATGGACAATGCTACTGTTTTAGTAGAAGATATAAATGGCATAAGAGATATGAAGCAAAACTCTCAGATACAGCAGATACTAAACATCATAGTTGATGGGAGAAACCAGATAAGTGAACTGCTCAACTCAAACAAAGAGATGTTAGGACAAGCTAATAACCGCATGAGTGGTGTAGGTCAAGAACAGCGTATAAAAACTGGACTTATAGGTTTGTCTCGTTTTATGAACAAGAGTGACTCTCTGCAAAAGCGTATCATCAAAAAGATGGTAGAGTTCATCAAACAGTATTATAACACTCAAAGAGTAGTGAGTATGATAGATGAAGATTATATGCAGAGTTATATGGTTATGAATGAGGCTAAGCGTAATGCTCATGGTGGGTATGAGTATGATGTTATGAGTGATGGTAGTATAAAGCCTATAGCTTCCAATACCATAGATGTTGGTAAGTATGACTTGATATTTGTTGCTAAACCTAAGTCTATAACTCAAAGTGCTGAGAGGTTAAAGCAAAATGTAGAGTTACTTAAAGTGCTTCAAAGTACCGACCCTACTCTAGTTAAATATCTCATACCAGATATACTGAGAGATAGTGACTCCCCATCTGCTTCTAAGATAAGACAGATCATAAATACTAAAGAAAATGAAGCACAGAACTCTCCATTAGCACAAGAGAATAACCAGTTAAAAGGTCAAGTTCAACAGTTAAAAACCATGAACATACAGTCTCAAACAAATCTAAATAATGCAAAAGCAAAAGCATTAGAATATAAGAGTAAAGTGGATTTACAAAAAGCTTGGTCTTCATCTATGGTAGCTAAAGAAAATGTGCAAGTAAAACGAGACAAAGTAACACTTGACTCAATGAAAGGAATAAGATAATGGGATGGTATGACGCATATAGAAAAACCTCTTTTAATCCTACTGCTTTAAACATGATAAGTAGTGATGATGGTTTAGTTGCTAAGGGATTTGGAGATGCTTTTAAAAGCATTGGTGCTGGGATAAATAAGCGTGAGGATGATAAAGCTAAAGATGAGTTAAACATAAAACAAAATGCTTTAACTGATTTACAACTTACTAATGAAGCTACTAAGACTTCAAATATGGCTGAGGATAGAGACTTAGCAACAAAGAAAAGAAAGCAAAAAACATATAATGACGCATTTAAAAAAGACCTCTTAACGATAGATGGTGTTGATGGAAAGCAAGCTTTAATAGACTATGCAAACACCAATGAAGATAAGTTTTATGGAGATAAGGGTGTAGATTTTGAGGCGTTAAAATATGGTAAAGATCTCATAGATAAAGATGTAGCAAAAGATACTAAGATAGCTGATGAGACTGCTAAACTTAAGCAAGCTAAAGATGATGCAGTTTGGCAAGATAAACTCAATAAGGCTAACAGCAAAGCTTATAAAGCAAACAACAAAGGTAAGACACAAGAGGAAAAAAACGAGGCACAGATTAAAGTCTTAGACTCGATAATAAGAACAGCTAATGGGCTTGACAACACAAGACAAACTCGAACAAGAGAGCAAGCTGATGCCTACAAAAAAACTCACCTTGAAGCCTCTACTCTAATAAGAGACTACAATCTTAATGCTGATGTTGCCCTTGATGTTTATGCTAATCCTGATAAATATATTGTAGATAAAGAAAATAAAACTATCACTAGAAAAAAGATTGTAGATACGAAAAAAGATAATGATCCACTTAACTTATTGTAAAATATAAATTCATCTAATGAGCAATTTTGGAAGCAGTTCATGGACTAATGTTCTCGAATAAATAAATGTTAAAGAGATATTGTGCTATGATTGTATCCTTAAAATAAAAGGAGCTGATAAATGGAAGAAAATTATACTATATCTGATATTATTGAAGAAAACAGTAGTAATCTAACTGAAATTATAGACTCTGGGATAGAAGCTGGTGTAGAACTAGCACAAGATGATGGAATAAATTTTACACTAGAATGTCAAATCTCCAATGGAGATTCATCAGAAATTGAAAGTTATAAAACTAGATTGATGAATAAAAAGCTTACACAAAGCGATAATTCAATTATATCTAAATATCAAGACCTTTAATATATGGGGAAAAAGACAAGCGATAAAATAACTGTTGACTTTACTGCTGCAATAGAACATTTAAATAAATTCATCATAGTACATCCATCAGAAAAACAATTTTTAGTTCAACACCTTCATATGGCTATAAAAAATTCAACCTATAGAATGATTAAGTATCGTGCTAAATATGGTGTTGATATGGAAAAAATGGAATTGCTTAGAGATGTTGTTTTTATTGGAACATCACTTATAGAACAAAGTTCTAATAATACTAAATATTATAAAGGGGTGGTTAAGGCTTGTATGAGCCTAGTTGAAATAGGTACTAACAAGAAATTCACAACAGGGTTTATTGATAAAATGCTTAGAGCAATGGCTGCTTTCCAATGTAATCAAGGACAGCATTTTCAAACAGAAGCTTTTTATTTTGTTTTTAAAACACATTTTAGACTCTCTTAACTCTATTACTCCAAGGGAAGCAAACTAAAGATGGAGCTTGGAAGCAGTTCACGGACTAATGTTCTCGAATAGATAATATTTGATTTTTTATCTTTATTGTAGTATACTTACTACTCAACAAAGGAGTTGCGGACTCCAGACTCTACTTAGTCTTCTAAGTTCACCCTTGAGGTTTCCTAAGATTTATCTTATGGAGAGTCTGCCCCTTCTCCGAAATTTCTTCTATACTATTCTATCTATCTTATACACAGTTAAAACACCATCCGAATTTATATCTTTAAAAAGTAGTAGTCTGTACTTATTGTTTTCATCTTTTTTATAGTTGTATCCATATTTTAAATTATCAGTACTTGTAAATCTATCGTTTTGCAGTAAAAACCTCTCAAGGCTTATGATGTCCATAGCCGAAACTTTACCCTCACACTCCTCACAAAAATGTCTTAGTAGTATATGTTTTAATCCATGCTTTTTGCACCCAGTGCTAAACTGTATGCGAATACCATTTATGTTAAGAATAGCACTATTTTTTGAACTAGAGATCATAGAAGCTATTTGCTCTTGATTTTCTGAGAGTGTTTTATTCTTCTTTTTAAGTCTTGCTCTTATGCTCTTTATATCTTCTCTCAGTATATAAAGTCTCTCCAAATAGATACGATGAAATTCATCATCACTTAAAGATAAAATATCATTAAGGCTCACTCACTTCTCTCCACAATCAAAATATGGTTTCATAGTCTTAGCTACTTTGTCTATATCTTTTGCTTTGATGTAGTTTTGTAGCCATGATTTTACCCATTTTGGTATTTTTATAGCTG